ATCAATCAGTTCACCTTCCTCATTAGACATTGACACATTCGAGAAATCATCAGTTAGTATAGAGATAGTTTGCAACGAGCCAACAGACTCGCCAGACTGTGGTGTCAACTCTTCATCATATTCCTCAGTTCCTGCTATGCACTGATCAAGAGCGTCGTCATCTTCAAAAGTTCTTACTAATTCTTCCCAGCTAGGAAGCTCAAAGAGAGAACCGAAGTGCCGACGACCAACTTGCTCCAATTGAGATCGTTTTTCCTCAAACACATCGCGTCCGTGCAAGAAATACTCACGGTTGGCAGTGTGTATCGCCATAAACGACACATCAGCCGGTGAGGCTTTCTTCCCTTTAACGTTGTGTAACAATTTGGAAATCGATGCTTCCTCAATAGGTGCTACATAGCGATCAAGATCCACTTCATACCGAAAACCTCGCTTCAAAAAGTTGATATCCTTCAAGCTGATCAATGGTACAGACTCGGAAGTCTTATCAGCCATCGTATAAGTGATACCAGCATCGCCTAACACTTTCGAAACAGCAGTATGTGTGAACTTTGTCTCCATAGGGGATACCCCCATTACGTTATCGTCACCATAACAGAGCGCTGAAACTTGCTCATGAAAGAGGGGGACATCTTCACCAGCGTGAAGAGTATAATAAGCGTAACGAAGGTAAAGACTGTTGATCAAGTTATTCACGATCACAGTCAACGGATGACCACTCGGATTAGATCCGAACGCCTGAAGGATCACACCATTGAACTCGTACACAGGGTACGCAATTTCTGTTGCAATTCCTTCCATAATGGTCAGGGAGTACTCGTCATATCCAGCAAGACGGGCAACTCCAACTAACGTCTCAAAAGCACACATCATAGCTTTCGCAGACGCAGTTTTATCAAAGGCTTTATAATCACCGGCAATCATGCGATCGGGCCCGTACACCGTTAAGTACTTGGTGACGTCATGCCAAACAGGTCCAAACGCATTCAAACCGACAGCACACTCCAATTCCAAACCATGATCCTGAATAAATTTAACCACGGGTAAAAAGTACTTACGAG